GCAGGTTTCAATGTTGGCAAGTTTAAAGATATGATTGTCCCAAGAACTCCAGTGACAGTTGGCCATTCTCATAAGATGTGCCAAATGTTGCGGAATAATGCTGCTCGGGCCATCAACAACTTCATCATCGATGCCGGTTATCAGCCTTACAGTGTTGGTATGTCGAGCCGTGAGATCGCACAAGGAATCTCTGGCGTTCGTGACTATCACCAAGTCCGTGATTTGGTACTACCACACCGTGCTGATCCCATCACTGATAATCACGTTCTGACCATGATCGATGTTGATTATTATGTTGATTTGGACGAGTATTTGCAGATGGAGCGACCTATAATTATGTACACGTTTGTTCCGAATAGTGTTGCTGGTGAATGTTATGAGGCCAGCTACACATTTGATCAAAGGAACGTGTTACACATGAATGTTGATGGCGGAGCTGAGTATCGTCATGAGTTGTGGGATTATAGTGGTGATATGATCACCGTTAGGATCAACATCCCTTGGTACAATCTATCAAAGATTTTCACGAGTGTGTATTGGTTTGGTGCACTGGTTGTCTATTCTGTTCATAAGTATTCGACTAGTGATGACCCCCAACATCGCATTATTGGTTTGTTTCCCAAACATCGATTTGATGGTTGGGCATCTTGGTGGCTACCTAGCAACCCGGTGAAACGCTTCACCGTGTCACAGAAAGTTGGTAGCGATGGGTCGGTGTTCAATGTGGCTGAGTTTCGCCACGCTGGCCAACGAATCATTAGTTTCGGACGAGCTGGGGAGTTCTACTCGGCATCAGTCCCTTATGATGTGTTCCATACCATTCGTGAAAATTTTAACTTGACTGAGTACAAGAATATTGGTAATGTGCACCGTGTGTTGTCTGAACTGAAGGCTGTTCCGGTACCAACATTAGTCGCCCCATTGCTCTTTGCTGTTCTGCGTAATGGCGTGTCGACTCCAAAACGGTTGAGTGCTGTTGGTGTCGGGTTGTTAAAAACCACACAAGATCATGTGCATTATCACGCAGCGTTGCCAAATCCCTTTGATATTGGCAAGCTCTATGCTAGAGTTGTGCTCCCACCCCTGACTGATCCTGATCAGGGTGCCTGTAGCCCCACCATGTCGTACAATGATGACGTGGTGTGTGTTGAGAAGCGGTTGACGGATGTAAAGAACACCGTTCAACCCCCAGCTAAATACTACCAGTATGCCAGTGAGTTTGTTCAATTTGTCGTACCTGAACCCGCTAAGGGAGTGCCCATCCACATGGATGAGGTCTATGCTCACCAGACCGGACCATTTCAGCGTGCCAGAAATGCCATGACCCAAATGTGGCTTGGACACACCAGAGCGTTTATACGTTCATTCCAAAAGAAAGAGTTTTACGCCAAATATTCTCCCCCCCGTAATATCTCAACGTTGCCGACAGCTCATAATCTGAATTTGTCGACATACACCTATGCCTTCAAAGCTGATGTGTTGTCAAAGTGCGCATGGTATCTGCCTACATTGACACCATTTGAGATTGCCACGAGATTACAAGAGTTTGTGCGTTTTAAACCCTGGATAACATACAAGGATTTTGAAAAGTTTGACGGAACTATATCGCAATGGTTGCGTCATAACGTGCAGATCCCCATCTACACCCGTTGGTGTTCTGATGGGTTCAGAAATGACTTGTCCGGGTTGTTGGAGAATGAATGTCGAGCATTCGGTGTGACCAGCGAGGGTGTAGCTTATTCCGCTGATGGAACCACTCTGAGCGGTTCAGCAATTACGACTGATGGAAATACAATATTTAATGCCTTTCATGATTATTGTAGTGCAAGAAACAGCAATTTGGACCCTGAGCAAGCATGGGCGGCAATAGGCCTGTGTTATGGTGATGATGGTGTGTCAGCACTGTCACCAGAAGTGATGCAAAATACCGCTTCTGATTTGGGTTTGCGCGTAAAGGTTGGCACATGCAGAGAGCATGAGCCCGTCGGTTTGTTAGGTCGTGTGTTCGTTGACCCGTGGGTGACACCCACTAGCATCCAGGATCCACTCCGAACTATCTCGAAGCTTCATCTGAGCGTGGCCCCAAAGAACGTGTCAGATTATGAGGCCGCAGTGCGGCGCGTTACTGGATATTTGATTACTGACCCATTGACTCCGATTATCGCTGATTATTGCAATGCTGTTGTCAGGTGTTTGTCTTTGCACCCACCATTGGAAATGGACATTGAGCCGTATTCACATGATTTGTCTTGGAGCGCCATCATAGCTCTTGAAAGTGGTCCGTGGCCCCAATTGTTGGGTGATACTGATCTGATGCGCACCATAGTGGCAGATATGTGTAATATTGTGTTTGATGAGCTCATGCAAATCATTAAGGCCCTGAACCAGGCTCAGTCCTTGAGTGATTTTCCGATACATTGCATACCCCACAAACGTACTGTTTCGTATCCTGTACTTGTTGGGGGTCAATTATTGGAACCGATTGTTGACGCAGCACCAGTTAAATCAGATGTCATGCCCAGAACTCCCGGTAGTCGACGAGATCGAAATGGAAATGGACAACAGTCCAATGACAAGAGGCGAGGTAATCGAAGTGATACAACTGCTCCTAGTCCTACTGCCCAAGAGGCGAACGGAGCTGTTAGCCGCAGAGATGTTCCTAAAACAAAGCAGTCAGCTAAGCGACGACCAGTTAAACCAGATGGCAATGTTTCTACTGTCCCCAACCCCAAAACTTCGAACACGGTTAGCACCAGCTCACGACCACCAGTGAGCGGGGTTAAACCGAAATGCCCAAAAGAAAACAAAGCACCAAATCCCTAGCCCTGTTAGGTGCTGGGGCTGCTGCAGCCGCGCCATTGGCGATCCAGGCGGCGCAGCAGTATGGGCCAGCGCTGCTCTCGAAGCTCTCCAAGCGCTGGCAAGAGAATGAGGGGCCTGTTCGTAGGCGAGTTCGTGCACGGCGAGCTCGTCGCGCGGCATTGACCAATGGTGATGATAAAGCCTTGGTCACCGCACCGCAAATTAGACAAACCGAGTCTTCCGGGATGATTATAGCATCCACCTCGGGCTCTAATATGATTCCAAGACCCATTGCTCTTGATAATAAGCGTGGGCGTTGGCGTGCTGGTATTAATGGACCACGCATTGCTAAGAGTGAATTTATCGGTATTGTTCAGGGTAGTGTTGCTTTTGCTCGTCAGACACTCGGTGGCTTCACTGATGGTGTCTACCGCATCAACCCCGGTTTGGAATATGCGTTCCCCTGGTTGAGTAGCGTCGCGACTAACTTTGAATCTTACCGCTTTCACCGCTTAGCTGTTCATTATATTCCCACGACCAATTTTAGTGCAACTGGTAATTTGTATATGACCCCAGTGATTGACCCTGGTCAATCAGCTCCAGTTGCCTCCCGTGAGTTAGTGTCTCAGTTCATGGATGTTGTTGACACCAATGTGAAGGTCGGAGCCACTTGTGCCTTCCCATTGGGACGGAAAACCGAACCATTCAGATGGCGGTTTATCAGGAGTTCACCCACTGAAGCAACTGGTAACCTGGAAGCATATGATATGGGTTACTATTTGTTTGATCGTGGTGGGTGTGCTGACACGACTGATCAAGGTGAGTTGTGGATAGATTATGATGTTGAGTTGTTCAACCCCAGATTTCGACCCAGTTTAACGCGGGTTGAAGGAGGACGCATTATAGGTGGTGGCACGATCTCAGCGGCCAACCCCCTTGGTACTACACCAGCTCTTGACCCAAGTGCTGTTGGTATGTCTGTTAACGCTTCTTCTGTCATAACTCTATTCAATGTTGG